TGAATTTGAAACCATTCATTTCTTTCATCGGTTGACAACTCTCTCGTATAAACTTGAAACCCATAATGACAAGGTGGTAAAGTCATTTGGTCCAATTCACCTACATTCCAAGATGAAACCATCAATCGTCTTGAGTCTGGGTTTGTTTTAAGGTCACGGATTAGGTTTGCGATTTGGTCTATATTTCCATTAACATATGCTATTTGTTCACCATTTGTAAACTTATCTGTAAATTTCCACTTTCTCCATTGCTTACCATATACCGGACCTAATTCACCCCACTGCTTAGCAAACCCATCATCTGTTTTGATACAATGAATAAACATATCTTTCGGTAACGGCCTATCACTTACTAATTCTTGTTCCAACCAATGTAATTCATTTTCTACAACTGGTTGAGGTTTCCAGTTTTTGAGATACGCCTTATAAGCGTCACCATCCCATATATGACAATCATTATCAACAAGGTATTTGATGTTCGTATCACCACGTAAAAACCATAACAACTCTGTTACAATACCTCGCCAATACATTTTCTTGGTTGTGAGCAAAGGAAACCCTTCTGACATCTTATGTCGTATCTGATGCCCGAATATTGATATAGTTTTACCATTGCGCGTATCCTTTACAGCCCCATCTGCTATAAGTTTAAATAAAAGATCCTGATAATGTCTATCCAGCTGATTCATCGCGTACTACTCGTTTTTCAATTAAATTAATCAATGCCTGTACTTCGCCAAATTCAGTGAATCGAATAGTTGGATATGAATCAAAGAACTCAACAAACCATTGTCCCGTTTCGGCAGCATCCGTATTAGCTGATGAAATAAAACCAAAGCCTTGAGCTATTTGATATGAATAATAATAATGATCTCCGTCAAAATCTGAATATTCTTCTCGTTCAAACCCTAACAATTGTACTTCTTTTTCTGTCATAACATATTATATTAAATTATTTACACATTTCAAATTCCGCATCTTGAATTGTTTCGCAAAAAAGAAAGTGAGTTGGAGTTCTCAATACATGATCTGCTCCAACCCAGTCTCTAAATAATTGTACATACTCCATGTTTGGGTGCTCGTCTAATTTAGGAGCAAAGTGTGAAATAAATTTTGCTCGTAATACTTTGTATGCGATTCCGTTATGTACTTGTATTTGATTCATTACATCATTGGCATTTGTGGTTCATCATCTTTGGTTGGCTCATCTACAATAACGCATTCTGTCATTAGAACCATTGAAGCAATTGATACTGCATTTTCAACAGCCGTACGGGTTACTTTGGTAGGATCTAACACACCCATTTCCAACATTAAACCATAGACTCCAGTTCGTGCATTGTATCCAAAGTCTCCTGTGCCACGTTTAACTTCCGCTACAACCACAGCGCCTTCGCCGCCTGCATTTGCTACAATTTGGCGTAATGGAGCTTCAATTGAAGACTTTACTAAATCAATACCTATATTTTCGTCGGCATTGCCGCCTTTTAGTGCATTTAAAGCATCTTGACATCTAATCAAAGCAACTCCCCCGCCAGGAACGATGCCTTCTTCTACTGCTGCTCTAGTTGCTGCTAATGCATCATCCACTCGATCCTTCTTCTCTTTCATTTCCGTTTCAGTTGGTGCACCAATATACAATACAGCAACACCCCCGGCCAATTTTGCTAAACGCTCTTGTAGCTTCTCACGGTCATAGTCTGACTTAGCATCTTCAATCTCACGTCGGATTGTATCAATTCGTTTTTGAACTTCCAATGACTCGCCATGGCCATTGATAATTGTAGTCTTATCTTTTGTGATTTCAATTTTCTCACAGCTACCTAATACCTCAGTGCCACATTCTGAAAGCAACACACCTCGTTCTTCTGATACAACGGTTGCACCAAGCAACGTTGCTAAGTCTTCCAATTGTGCTTTTCTGGATTCGCCAAAGCCTGGAGCTTTAACTGCCGCAACTCTTAGTGCTCCTCGTATACGATTCACAACCAATGTTCCTAGGGCATCTCCTTCAACATCTTCTGCAATGATAACAAGACCCTTACCCATTTGAACTACTGGTTCTAATACGGGAAGCAATTCTTTCATGCTTGATACTTTGCCATCAATTAGTAATACTAAAGGACTTTCCATTTCGGCAGTCAATTTTTCTTGATTAGTTACAAAGTAAGGAGAAAGGAATCCTCTATCAAATTGCATACCTTCAACTGTCTTTATTTCAGTTTCAGTACCCTTTGCTTCCTCAACGGTAATAACTCCGTCTTTACCTACAACCCGCATAGCTTCGGCAATCAATCCTCCGATAGCGTCATCATTGTTTGCAGAGATAGTTGCAACTTGTTTGATTTTATCATTATCAACACCAACTTCTTGTGACAATGATTTAAGCTCAGCAACTACTGCCGCCGCCGCTTTATCCATTCCGCGCTTAACATCAATTGGGTTTGATCCTGCTGCAACAACTTTTAATCCACCTGCTACCAATTGTTGTGCTAATACTGTTGCTGTGGTAGTTCCATCGCCTGCAATGTCTGCTGTCTTGGATGCAACTTCCTTAACCATTTGTGCACCTAAATTTTCAATTGGATCGCTTAATTCAATTTCTTTTGCAACTGTAACACCATCTTTAGTAACGTGGGGACTTCCAAACTTCTTGCCAATAACTACATTTCTTCCCTTTGGACCTAATGTGGTACGTACTGCGTTTGCTAACGCATCAACTCCCGCTTTCAATTTCGCACGAGCATCTGAATTGAATTCGATTTGTTTACTCATAACCTTTTCTTTCTTTTTATAACTTTAATATAAATATAATAATAACTTATTCAGCCATTTCCAAAAATTTCTGATTAACTGTTTTGGAAACTTGTGTCATGTTCATTGGATCAATAAATTGTGCATCTGGGCCATACATTCTAGTAAATTTTTGTTTTGTACTAGCACCCATATAACCTTGATAGATAAAATATGATATCACATTGATGTTTGCTTCTTTAAACGAATTGATAACGCGTCTTGTATATTCTACGCCGTCATATGAACTTTGAACTCCGGAGATATCAGTTGGTTCACCATCGGAATAGTTAATGAAGATACATTCATCTCCTTTTGCTGCAGCACGAATTTCTTTTTCGATACTTTTAAATGCAATACCTTCCGGAGTTACACCAAATACCTGCAAATACTTGAACAATGATTTGATTTTACTCATTTTGTCATGTTGTGAGTCATATGCATACAATGTTATACATTTATCGCCAGAGCCAATTGAATTTGTTCCGCGAAGTGAAATTTGAACTCGGATACCTGTTGTCATTGATGCAGCTTGTGCAACTGCCACTGCAGATGTAATTGCATTGCGAAACTTAGTTCCTGCCATAGAACCTGAAGCATCAATTGAAATATGAATAAAATAATTCTTATAACGATCCGTTACAATTCGGTGAAATACATTTACATTGTCATAACCTAATTGTGAAATCAAACGTCTATCAATTTTACCAGATTGCAAACGTGTTGATTTAAGACTGCGTTCTGAATCTCTTACTTGAAGCTTGCGACCCAATTGTTTTCCTAAGATAATACCTTTGACAACTGCATTATCAGTTTCTTGTAATCGTCTAGCACCGTAACTACCTTTTTTAACATCTGCTTCATAATCTCGCTTCCCGGAGGCATATTCTTCAGAATTAGTTGCAAATATTCCAGACAATGAACAAATAATACCTGGCGTCAACTTTTTAATAACAACCGTATCAACAAAGTTTGCTGAGCCAGCACCTTCTGCACTAGTATCTACTTGTTTGATATTTGTATCAGAATCTCGTAAGGCATTGATAATCGATGCATTCTTCTTTGTAATCTTTCCGGATTTTTTAGAATCTCCATTTAAGAATTCTCGTTGCTTATCAATTGCTTTTTGCAATCTTTCTAGCTCCCTTTGTGTTAATTCGGAACCTCCTCCATTACCTTCTCCTTCTTCATCTCCTTCGCCGTCACTTTCATCATCATCTTCATTAATGTCTCCTGGCTCTCCCGATCCATCGCCGGTACTATTACCTATAGGTCCTTCTCCAGGTTGTCCTTCTCCTTCTCCTTGTCCATTATTGCCTGGCATATCTATCTCAGATACCGCATCCTTGATTGCTTTGTATACTTCAATTGCTACTCCTAATGCATCATCGGTAGATTTCAATCTGCTAATGTTTCGCAAATCAATCATTGACCATATACTTCTTAATTGTTTAAGTGCATCTAAGTTACGATTTGGATTAGTGAAGTTGATGATATGAAAAAAGTAATCATCCCAAGACTCTTCACACTTCTCATTAGTCTTCAACGCCTTATCAACAATTTTATCATTGAAGTATTTATCATACATTGCTTCATAATACATACGGTATCCTGGAGCTGTGGTGTATATGTAATAATCAATTCGACGATCTTCAATCCAATTCAATAAGTCTTTGATGATTGTAAATTCTCTGGAAGTCATCTTCATATCAGGATCTAAACCACGCATACGAACTGCATTTGCAAACTTTGTATTTTCAATATAACTAGTGTGGCCACCGTTAACTGTTTGAAACATAGTAAAGTCTGTCAATAAAATATGCGAGCCTTCATGTAAAGCCAATCCAACTGCAGGATCAAAGTGTTTATCTTCTAATTTAGAACCAATAACAACATGTTCTCCATCTGTGTAACTATTGTCGGAGCTTTGAAATACTACAGGAATTTGTTTACCTGTTACAATATTAACAAAATTAGCAATTGCTCTTTGTGCTGCTGCCAATTTAGCTAAGTCAACGCCGCCTTGTTCGCGTTTGAAATCAACATCAAAGTCTCGGTCCAACCAAAAGCTAGATGCGCCCCATTGTGTCTTGTTATCTCTCTGTTTCATATCTTTATTTTTATATAAATAATATAAGAAAAAATTCAGTATTATCCAACCAGATTGCATAAAAAAAGAGACAGATCACGCTGATTAACGAATGGTGATTTTTGCCGTAACTGTCTCCTTTTCGAGCTATGAAAAATTAAAACGGTATTGCTTCGTTGCTGTTATCATCTTTACCAGTATTGAAAATGTCTTTCATTTCGGTTGCCATATGCTTTTGGATAATTTGCTTAACAAAGGTTCTTTCGGAGTCTGTTCCTCCTGATGCATCAAAGAATGGGAGAACTGCAACCTCAGACGCTTCTGACAAAGAAAATCCATCTGCTAACAACTCACATATCCTAACCGTCATACGGGTTGATATCATTGTGCTTAGTTTGCCTTCTTCTGATCTCCATTCCTTTCGCGTTGCATCTGCAATGTCTGCTACTGAATGAATAAGATTGCCAGATACCTTGTCACCAAAACGCTTCGTCAATAAATCTTCTTCTTGAGATAAAGACAAAATGTCAACTTCAATAATTTCAAAACGATCCATCAATGCTCGGTCCAATACTCTGGTTGATGTATACTCCGTACCAATGTTTGCTGTAGCAATAAAGGATACATTTGCAGCAACTCTAATAGTTGGCGAATTAACATCTTCATCTAATCTAAGATATCTTTGACCTTCATCCAAAACTGTCATTAAAATGTTCCATGCTTCTGGATGCGCTCTGGATAACTCATCTAATAGGATAACGGCATTCTCAGTTTGAATTGCTTTAACAAATGCAGACTCATCAAAAGTTGTCTGACCATCTTTGAAATGCGTGTTACCAATAAGAGTTGCTCTAGGATCTTGCGTAGCACCTAAGTTGAAATAGAAGAAAGGACGATTAGTTGCCTTAGGCAATTCCTTTGCGGCTTGTGTCTTACCACAACCTGCAGGGCCAACCATCATGATATTCTTACCACGAACTGCTGAGCGAACCAAATACTTCCATTTAATGTCAGACATTTCTAAGTTTGCTGGTTTAATCTTATGTGCATTGTGGATCAATGATAATATAGGATCCATTTCTTGTTTAGGCATAGGTTGTGGTTCTGGTGTTGGTATTACTTCTTGTTGTTTAATGTCATCTAATGCAATTCGTTTTGCACGACCCGTTGTGTGATCAAACACTAATGCTTCATCATTATCTATTGCATGTTTAACCATTATGGATCGGAATAATGAAGTAATGTCATTACCAGTACCTAATTCGGAAATATAAGGATTTCCATCTTGCGTATACTTTACTACGCCAATTGATTCTTTTTTCATAGCTCTTTTATTTTTCTATATTATATAAAATAAAAAGCTAGAATCCAACCTTATCTTATGATTTTTTTGCTAGTTCCATCTTCGTATATTTCGAATATGATGCCTTGAGCTTCTGGTGTAACTTCTCGTCCCATTAAGTCTACATATTTGATAATTTTTTTCAATTTACGAGTATTGTCAATTACAATTGGCCCATATATCTCATATGCACCATCTATATCATATTGTATTAATCTATAATAATGTATTGCAGATTCCGTTATGACATCTTGATATGAATAGTTTTGCAATTCTGAAGAATTTCCTGCTGCGGCTTTTTCTCCTACTTTAATCCAATTTTCTGCATCCACAGATCGTTCTATAATAAAATGCGATGCATCTTTCTCTGATGCGGTTGACCACGTTAACATGTTATACTTTGGATATGCAGTAGCATCAAAATATAAAAGTTCTACGGGTAGTGGTCCTCCAATACGTGTTAGTTCAAAATTATCCATCCACCATTCTTCGCCAGCAGAGTTGGCTCTTGCAAATATGTCAATTGCAATTTGCGTTGTTCCTGCAGGAATGTTAAGTTGTATTACAGAGTAACCATCTCCGGTTGCTGTTCTATTTCCGCCGGCTGCAGGACCTATAGTTGTCAAAGTGCCATTAGCTGTTTTTGTGTATGATGCTGCATTGTAGTCCCAAAATGCATTTGCATTTCCTGTAATGCGTAATTCATTAACATAACTAACTCCACCATTTGTAGATAGCTGTACCGTAACATAATCTGCACCATCTACACCGCGTGTTGTTGCCGTTGAAGTAAATCTATAAGAGCCTAATCTAAATTTGAATTGATAATCATATGATGAGTTAACAACTAGATTCGGAAAAGAATACCAATCAGATTCATATACACTAGTTCCACTACCTACGCCGTATATTGCGGCACTCGAAGTAGAAGAAACAAATGCATTTGTATAATATCCCGTTGTTGCAGCAGGAACCCACCATGCACCAGACCAATCGGCATCAAAGGTTTCTACATAATCAAATTTATACAATGTTTGCGTTAATGATAGTAACGGCAGTAATAAAAATAAAAATAACTGTTTCATATGTCTTGTTTTTTGTGTTTTAATTTTCTAGTATACTTTTTGCGATTGCGTTGTATTACAGGACGTGTAGCCTGCCAAACTTCTTGCATCGTAACTTGAATCTTCTCCATATAAATAAATATACAGAAAATAATTTAAAATTCAAATCACCATTTACGACAAGACCAATAACGTGCTGAGGTTCTATCATTTGCTGTATGACAACGGTGTCTTGCTCTAAATGAACGCCTACGTGCAGGATTGTTCTTGCGGATTCTCATGTTAGGGTCTCCAAAGTTGACCTTTACAACGTTGCCTTTAGCGTTCTTAACGTAGACTTTGAATTTCTTAACATCGCCTTGCATTGGTTTGCCAAGTTTAACTTTGCGTCCTTGATATTCTGATTCATTTACTCCTGGATATGCAATATCAATATATTCATCTAGATCTGCATGTTTTTTAATGTATTCAATTAAACAGCTTGGACAATATCCATCTGCTTCATTGATTGGTACGCAGTTAGGAACTTTGCGTCCTCCTTTTTTCTTCATACCAATCATTTCATATCCAGACCAACATGGATCTGATTCATCAATATATTGCATTACAACTCCTGACGTATTGCTAACTTAGGAAGATATGTCCTCCATGTTGTTATTATTTTTTCTTTATCTTGTTGCGTTAGGTTGCCATTATCAACCCATATACTTAAATAATTATCAACAACTTGCTGAAATGGTTGTTTTGCTTTTTTAGCTTTTGAATACAAGCCTTGAATCATTGCTGGTATTTCTTTGGGCAATAAAAAGTATCGAACTGGAGGTAATTCTCCCGATTCAATCTTAGCACGAAGTCCTATATCTGAACGTAGATATTTGCTAGCAATTAAGTTCCAACCACTTTGTGTTACATGTTCAATTTCATGTCGAAGTATGTCTCTTAGTTCCATTGCTACCTCACTTAAAATTTGAGGATATTCTGCCGGGTCGAATTGGAATCGTATTTCTATCAATGGCAATTCGTCTGAATCTCGTTTATCAGAATTATATGCATCTCCTCCATAAGTGAAATCATCAAATCCTTCTATCCATTGTACCTTAAGTTGCAAATAAAACTCTACAGGAATATCTTTGTTTTCTACTTCTTCAAAATATATATGACGTTGCTTCTTATCATCAATGATTAAAGGAACTTCTTCATCTTGTTTGAAATAAATCTTTTCTCCAGCAAAACGCCCTTCCAGATCTTTTGTGGCAGCATAACTATCTTTAACGATACCTAAAAGTTTATTAGATAACTTAGTTACTAAACTATCATAACGGCCTTCTACAATCAATGTTTTAAGTGATATCATTTAATGCCTATTTGTTTATCTAGTTTAGATGCAAATTGTTTATCTTGAAGTTTATTATTGAGATCTTTTTGTGATAATTTATTTTTTATCATGTATTCACCAACTTTACGTCTTTGGTCATCATCTTTACTAATAATATATGATGCCAATGCACCTAATCCTGCAAATGTACCGGTTGCTATCATAGCTGTTGATTTGATTTTGCTATATTTAAGATGCGTTCCCCATTCGCCTAACATAGCAGACAATGTTTCTGGTGTTATTGGCTCTGTTGAATATACTGTAACTTCTTTCTTACCTAAACGCTGTAATGCAGATTTTCTTTTATTAACATTTTTAACATTTAGCATTGCTTGGTCTGGAGCTGTTGTTATATCTTTATACATTGTACCTTTAGTTTGATATAATGGCGTTTTGCCATCAGCTCTAAAGACATTGCCAGCATCATCATAATATATTTTATTCTTAGTCCAAAAAGGTTTTCCACCTACTTCCCAATTGGCAATTTTATCTGTTTGTGTTTTTGGCAATTTTAGTTTTTTACCTAATCGATTAACTACTCCTTTTAAAGGTTGTAAGTCCCAATGGTCATAAAAGACAATGAAGTTTCCTTTTTTATCAATACCTTTATATGCACCACCATTACCATGTACTCCGCCAAAATTAAATGTTGTTAATATGTCTTTTTGTTTTGGATTACGTATTATAGCATCAATTTCATTTTTTGCAATTGTAAAATTTTTTATACTATATGCTGGTAATCCGTCTGTATGAGTACCTATTTTTATCAATGAATTGTATTTTTGCGGAGCATTATTGTATAAGTACCACGCATCATACCGATTTCGAAGTGATTGATATTTAGGCCCAATCTTAGGTAAAAGTATTTCTAACGGAATGCCAAAAGGTTTTGATAAATTGTATCCAATTGGCGTTACTGCACGTGCTTTAATTTTTCTTCCTGCAGATTTTACTTTATCAATTAGTTGTGATATTGATAGCTTACCTTGTTTTGTTTTTTTTAAAATTTCAATTTGTTCTTGTTTTGGTAATTTTGATAACTTGTTCCATACTTCCGGATTAGTTTGTTGTAGTCTTTCTAGCTTTTGTAAATTTTTAATAGCTGTTGGATTAGGTGGAATAAATTTACCACCTTTGATTTTACCACCTTTGGAAAACAATTTAATTAAAGATCGTACTAATGTTTGTAATAGTCGCATTACCAACCGCCTCCGTAGCCTTCTCCTCCATGCGGATTTTTTAATACACTTTTAGATTGCCAATCTCGTGCATTGCCCCATTTTTTATCATACTTAGATGGTTTTATGTAGTCTGTCATTTTTTTGCGACCGGCTAAATAATCCTTAATGAATTTTATATGTTCTTGTTTTTTTCCGCTTTGTGATAAATACTCAAATTTTTTACGGAATTGTGGATTCATTTCTAGCTCTCGCTGAAATTGTTTTAAACGTTGTGCTTTTGATATATTCCTAGCTATTATACGTCCTCCACCAGTTCGTCCACCTTTCATGAACAATTGAATTAAACGTTGTAATAATTTCATGATATTCCTTTAACTTTATAATAAATATCATTCTAATAAATTATAATTCCAATAACGTTCTTTGTCTTGATTGAAAGGATTACCGGTTTGTTGATAATAACAATTGAAGCAAAGCATTTGCAAATTCTCTACAACATGATTAGTTTCATCACCGTCTATATGATCTAAGAGCAATGGAACTGTATCATCTGTTATTCTGCGTTCTGAATATCCGCAGCTTGCACATTCTTCTTTAAATATACCTAATGCTAATAATCTGTTACGAAGTTTCCATGTTGGATAGTTAGGATGCTTACCTTCAAGTATATTTGTTATGCTGTATATACCTTTATTGGCTTTTTGAACATCTTTTGGTATGCCGATTCCAAACTGATTTTTATGCAATTCATAAAGTGTCTTACCAGTTTCTCGATCCGTATAGAGTCGTGCATACTTTTTATATGTTGTGAATGATACTTTTAAAAAACGAGCAGCTTCAGCATTTGACTTAGTATTTTCCATGGCATACCGAATTTCACTTTCAGGTATGTCTAAGGCCGTTTTACCTATACCATATACGTACTTGTACTGCTTTTCTTCCATTAGTATATTCCGTGCTTACGAAGTTGTCTAACAGCTTCTTTTACTGGTGTAGCAGCATCATACATTTCTATTAACATTGGTTTTAATTTAAGAGTCTGATCTGCGAAGAATGTTGAATGTACTTTGCTTTCTTTTTTTACTTCATCGATCCAATATGAATATACCGGATACTTATCTTTAAACCAATCTTCTGCTGAACGCGTATCCCAATATTCAATTTGATCTTTTAATGGCCACATATGAATTGGAATGTTAGGATCTTTTCTAAGTGCAGGTTGTCTAGGTTGTTGACTTTGGTTACGTGCATTCTTTGAAATGAATTTGTCCATTAAGTTGATTGAACGATCCTTTGGAGACATTCCTGTGTGTGCTGATTTCTTACCCATTTGCTTTTATTTTTTGTGTTAATATAACTATTTTACGCCAAGCATCTTCCGCTTGATATATATGTTTTTTGAATGTAACGATATCATGTTTGTTTCTAGCTACGTTTGCTTTTCGCATATTGCGTTGAAATGCTGCATGAAGAAATCCGACACGGATTTTTGCTAATAGTTTTGATATAGTATTAATCAATTTCATAACGGCTATTAAATTTGTTTACTGATGTTTTAATACGTTGTTGTGTTAATAGTTTGCTTATTTCCGTGCACATTTCAAATCCATCAACAAATACCGAACAGCTGCCGCGCGTATGCGTAATTAATGCACATTGTTGAGCTTGTAGGTTATTATGTCCACAAATATCAATCAAACAATCAATTACATGATCAAATGTATTAACAGAGTCATTATGAATTATAACTTCATAAAGTCCGCGATTTGTTTTAGGTTGTTTGGTCTTCGTTGATGCTTTTTTTGACATCTCTAATGATTGCGCATTGCTCATAAAATTCTCGTTTTTCTGCATATTGTAATGATTCATCTAGAAACTTGATTTTCCTTGAAATGTTCCATGACTCAGGCCATTCCCATTCTTCGGTTTTCATGATATTGATTGAATCAACGAATAACTGGTTAATATAATTTTCTAAGATCATAACTTATAATATGAATTATTTTTGCAATATCCAATTAAATATATAGTTTTTGCCCTACTGCAATCTTATTAGCTTTAAGTCCTTTATTCTTTTTAAGAATTGCATCTATCGTTGTTTTATTGCGATTTGCAATGCCACCTAACGTTTCACCTTGTTTAACTGTATATTGTTTTTTAGATGATTTTTTTGTAGAAGCTTTTCCAAGTGTTGTAGCTGCAGTTTTTTTAGGTTTTATTCCAGTTAAAACATCATATACATTTTTTGCTGCAATTTTTCTTGAACTAGCTGATGCAGTTAATTCTGAACTATTAGGACGTTCAACAAACTTAGCAAATGCATAAGCCTTTCCTGTTACGGTATCAGACGCCATGGCTTTTTTAAATTGATTTGCTTCATATGCATACTCACCATCATATGCATCTAGCAATTCATACTTGATAAAATCCAATTGAGTTTTAAGTGAGTTTGGATTCATTTTACGGCTGTTTGCAAATTTGATTAATTCTTTTTTACGATCACCTAACCATTGCAATAAACCAAATGCTCCAATTGCATTTGATGCTGCAGGATTGAATGTGGATTCTGCCCACATATTTCCAACAATGGCACTTGCAGCTTCTTTTGAAAATCCACGAGCAATTAATAATTTAGCTAAACCGACTCCAGTATCTAACCATTTACCAGTTAATGGACCATTGCCTTCGTTTAATAAAGATGTAAGGCGTATCATCGTCCTCGTTCCTCTCTAATTATTAATTCACCTAATACTTCTAATCGACCTACTTCTCGTTGAAATTCGGTTTGTGACATTGAAGTAGATATCTTTTTATATGTTTCTTCAAATTCCTTTTTTGCTTTGTCTAAGTCAAACCGTCCTGCTGCTGCTTTTTTATAGTAAGGCAATTTAACTTTGAAATGATGCCACGTTAAAAGTGCTAATCCACCTTTTTTATGTGCGGTATTCGCAATCTTCTCGGCTCCCGCTTCTCTAGTATCTGCAAATGATTCGAAAGTGTCAGGTTTATCTTTTGATTCAAAAAGTAAATTTATTAGTTTCATATTAATAAATATTACTTGTTTGTTTTATCTTGTTTAAACTCCGTCATATATGAATAGTCTGTTTCATAACCAGCTTTTCCCTCAACGGAATAAACAGTCATATCAATCTTATATCCGGGATTCTTATCTATTCTATTAAATGTCCAAGCATTATCCATCCATATGATTCTATTGTTAGGATATATAAAATAGTTTCCGTTATCCATTTTGAATACATGTCCGCATTTATGTTCTGGAGTTTCAGAAAAATTAGTGTCTAATACATTGCGATTTTCATGACTCCAATCTAATGTAAACATATACACCCCTTGGCGCTTGACACCCGTAATGCTAATCAGATCTGCACGTAACCCCGATAATCGTTCTCGTACTTGAACATCAATGTAAGAAGAAAAACAATCCCAATATACATGTTCCGTTAATGGCAACGTTTCAGCATTCTTCTTCCAACAAAATGCATGAATTGGTCTTCGTGTCCAATTTACTCCATTTTCTAGAAATGCTTCAAATAATGGCGTTCTTTTTTGTATCGATGCTACGGAATGTACATCTGCAGCAGTATATTCATTTTGTCCTCGTTCAAAATTAAATAAAAATTCATTACGTATAAAACATGTAATGGTTGGTATGTTTGCGTTTAAGTAAGCCAATCTATTTCCTCGTTAGTATATAAACATGTTAATTCTTCTCCAGCACAAATATCTCGAAGTGCAATGTATTTATCTAACGTTAAATCATGAAATACATTAGGCGTTTCTGAATGGTTGATATAGTATGCCATATTAATATTATTATATGTTCTAGAAAGCCAAATTCCAAATTTATCTGAATTACATGTAGAGTTTAAATATGCGCGTGTGGTTTCATTATCAATTTGATCAAAAGGAATATGAATTGAATCTGGTTCAACATCTTGAAATAAAACGAAACCTGCGACAATTTCTGTAATTGCGAAAACACCAACTCCGTCACATATGAGCGACGGAGCTAACTTGGTTTTACCATAATGATTGATACTATGTAGTATCTGTTCGAACATGTTATTTTCTATGTTTTGAGATTTCAATTGCTGCTAATTGTTTAAGTGCTGCTTTTTTTGTAGGATGCGTTCCTAAACGTTTTCCGCCTTTACTAGGATATACTGCCCAACCACCTTCTACTTTTTGAATTTTTTCATTCATTGCACGTTTAAGATGATTTTTAAAATTGACTGGAACGAATTGTGGTTGTTGAGAATTGTATGCATCTTGATCATCATGACCAAAATTGCTAGTAATGAAATGATATACTTCTTCTACATCATCCGCAGAAGTTGTTATATGATCAACAGCCCATGCATGTCCATCACTTAACAATTTATCTACCTGCATTGGATCCATTTCTAGAAGTTCACTAACTGCATGTTGAATCGTTTTTAAATTCTGAAAGAACATGTAGTTGTTGCTTTCCGTGTCTTGGCATCCTCCGGACATTCCTCCACAACCGCAACCACATTCGTTAAGTCGTTTCATGATTAAGCCTTGTTTTTATCTACGATAGACCAGATAGCACCAGTAAGTGTTACAACGCCACCAATGATTTCAGTAACCACAGTTTCGTCAGCTAAACCTCGAGCAATAACAATACCTCCAACGAAAGTCAAAGTGTGTCGTATGATTCCAAGTACTTGTTCTTGTGTAAGTTTCATAATTTTCCTTTTTTATATAAATATTATTCATTAAAAATCATTGGACCAACCTCGCCAAGCCGAACCATCATATATGTACAACGTAGGCCCTGTTGGATCAAAATACATAGAACCAGTTAATGGTTTAGTACCAAGTGTAGACACCGGAATTGTGAGAGCTCCTTTATTTGAGTCAATACCTCCTAGATCTATAATTGAATCTCTGCTAGCTGATATGACAGAACTACCGGTTAAATAGAGTGCTCCAAGCGTTAATGTAATAATACTAGTACTGGGATTAGAATTGAAAAAACTGCCACCGGTGTTAGAAAGTTGACTAAAACTACCCGTTACACTTAATGAACCAGTTATCCTAGCACTACCAGTATATGGAAATCCGGCACCGGATGCATTAAGAGCAAAAGAAGCCGTTGTTGCAAAACTTGAAGATACTGCATTTAAAACATATGATGCAGTTGTTGCAGTTGTTGCAGTTCCAGATAATGTTCCTTGAAAAGAACCAGTAGCTACCACAGTATCTGTTGATCCGCCACTTAATGCATCTATTGCACGAGTTACATGTTCAGTTTCTATAGTGCCACCCGTTGTAATACCTGTTTTATTTATTATTGCCATTTACGTTCCTTTTTTTATATATAGGCCAATTTTTTGTTTTTTCATTCATCCATTCTTGACGATCATCACACCCGCAATCTTCATCAAGTATTTGTGCAATTCGTTTTGCCAATTGATCTAAACCAGTTGCTACAGTTATTTTTTTAATGTCATCACCTAAACCTCTACTTTGCATAGCGAGCTCCATTTTGTATTGCATTACGCAATTGCATTATCATTGTTCGTTGTTGAGGCGTTACGGGTATTTCAAATACTCGACCGCCTGGGTATGTATATGTTTCAACGCCTGGGCGCATCATTTTCATATGCCCCGTGTCATCGATGCCTATTACTGCGTGTGACACATTGCGCATTGTTATGTTGCTGCTAGGTATCATTGTGCAACGTCCCGGGTGTTTCCATTGTCCCATTGCATCTTCTACCGCACCGGTAAATTTCATTATGCGCATCCACCCAGATTCGTCTAACATTTTTTCGCCATTAACATGTTTTGCTAATGATGTGATTGCATCTTCATATATAACGGATTCTGTTTGCAAATATGCTACTGTTACTTTACGTAATAAATTTTTTAACTTGTCTAAATGACCGTCATTGCGAAGTTTTTTATATGCTAGATTCTCTACTGAATATTCTCCTTCGGCATCTAATCCTGCCTGTCGCATAGAACGTATACGACGCATTAACGCATTAATTCGTTTTTTTAGTTTAGGATCATTTGCATCAAGTTGTTCAATTTCATATGCTAATGGTTTTACTTTTTGATCAATAATATTATCATCAATCGATATCGTATCAGCACTAGGTTTACGAATCCATTTATTATTAAGTAAAGAATATTCCCCTACTGATGAATGCAATTCTTCATTCGAATCTTGTGCATACAATTCAATTGGAGTTCCTTGCAATGAAAGTGGATAATTTGTATTCCAAACGGATTTCTTTGCCATTAAATAGTTTTTAACGAGATGAATGTTTTCTCCTACTTGCATATAATTAATAACAACGTGAAGATCAATATCAGAATGTTCTGTCCAATTGTAATTAGCATTGCTGCCAATTAGTATGATATCTTTAACTTCTGCATCAATTTCTAAGAATGCGTAAAATTCTTTTGCAATCTTAAGAAACTTTTTACGCAGGCCTGGCTTAAGCCGGTCGCCGTCCCAAAGTTTTGGATTAAGAGTTTTCTGTGTTTCGTATTCGTTTAGCATCTTATATAAATATAGATACTTGACATAATTACAAAGATTTTAACATTGCAATCATTCTAGGGCATGGATGAATATCTGTTTTATCTTTACGATATGAATTATGAGTGTATACACCATTATCGCCGCTAAGTGCACGTTTAGAAACTGACCACATATCCGTTTCATTGTATGTCAAATTAATTCCGTATGTATCGCGCCAATACAATAAAAGATTCTTTACTGATTCAATTTGTGCATCAGTGTATCGATGATAATACTTATATCCTTTATATGGAGTTTCTAATTCAGTAACTTGATCTGCGGGGACTTCCCTATCAACATAGTTATAAAACTTGTCACCTTTTTTCTCTAATGGCCCCCAACTACAAATTTCAATACCAATTGATGTTTTATCTAAGCTTTTAACAGGAAGACCATTTGCACGAAATACATCTCCTTTAATACCTAAATGATATGCCCAATACTTTGATGAAAATGCTTGACAAATTTCTCCATCATATGTATCTTTTGATGCACCTTTACCTGATATAGTTACGCAAGTTGCAATACGTCCTCTATCATCCGTATCCCACATTTTAATTGTGCCTACACCAGATGAATTGCCAGCTGTGTGATGCAATACGATTTGTGTTTTTTTGATTTCTTCTTTGAAATACTGTGTTTCTTTCAAAGGAACTTGTTTGATTTTTGTAACATCTAAACTCATTGTTAATCCTTTTTACGATCTCCTTTATGAAGATCTATTTTATCTAATATGCTTGTTAATAATTGTGCTTCAATAAATCCTGCCATAGATGCATTTTTTAATGCACTAATGATTTGGAAGAATAAGAATGGAAATAAAATTGTTTCACTTAACCATGTTGTTCCCGGATATCCTTGTTCTACTATTAGCAACGTTGATAAGAAAATAATCCACACTACCAATGTTTGTAAAACTTTTAGAGCTTTACGTGTTTGAAATCCTTCTCGTTTTATTCCGGCAATTACTCCGAAAAATCCATCTAACATTACTACTGCAACTAGAGCCAAATATTGATCTGCATTGTGCATTGTTAAATTTAAAAAATACGTACAAATAAATGATAAAGTTGTTGTACTACTTACTAATAGAAATGTTTTCATGATTGTCGTAATTTTAAATTTATTTATAAGCTACGTAAGATGTTCCACCGGCTTTTTTAACTGCCTTTAAAATTTGTTTGCGTTGTTTGCCTGTTGATTCATATGAAACGTGAACCCAATCAGGATTGTTGTCTGTACCAAATTCCCAAATCAATTGATCAAACTCTAAGTTGTCTTTGATATAATCAAACACCATTTTGTTGGTAATTCCGCCGGCGTGGCCATCCATATCAATATCAATTGCTTCGCCCGAGCAATGTTGTGAAGACAATGAGCCGCCAACAGCTTTATTCAAAGCTACAGATCTATACCCTGAAGATATGTGAATAGGTTTACCAAAATTATTTCTAATTGGTTCAAAAATCTTTTCTGCTAATAGTTTGAAATTTGCAATATGAGCATCTGTTGGTAAATTTGAGATACCTTTTCTTTTTGCAGTTTCACTACGTGTTACTTCTGCTAATGATAAATGTTCGCTTAGTTTCATATATGATTCCTTATATTTAATAAATATAATTATTTTATTTTTTACTGCCTTCTTGAGTAGCATACTTGATACCCATGATTGTACCAACTATTGAAAAGGCATTTGTTAATAATACACTAAACATGTTACTCCATGTTGAACCAATAATTTGAGTATCTTGATTTGTTATAATCGCCGCCCAGAATAGTACCGTTGTTACGACTCCTACTCCAACTATAACAGCCAAAGCAACCTTAACAATAATCTTTATCAACTCACCCTGACTCTTTTTCATTACTATATCCAAATCATTCAAAGCTGCATTCTTTTCTATCTCTACTGCATTTTTAAGTTTTTCAGAGTTTTCTAATTCCACTTGCAAACTCTTTGTAAGCTTATCTATTTTTTCTTTATTGACTACAGACTCAGTAACATCAGTAGCAATTTTTACTACATCAGTAATATTTCCTTTGCTGTCAAATACAGGATTGTAAGATGCTTGTAAATAAACAACAGAACCATCTACTTTTCTTCTTTCAAAGATCCCATCAAAGTACTTACCTTTTCTTAAGCTTTCCCAAAACTTAACATACTCATCAGATTTAGAATACTCATAACTTACAAAAACACTATGATGTTTACCAACGACTTTGTCTTTTTCATTGAATTTATAACCCATGGTTTCTAAGAATATAGAATTCACATCTGTTATAAACCCATCAATGTTAAAACTAATCAAAGCAGTGCTTCTGTTAATTGCATCTATTTGTTTCTTACTATTAACAATTGCACTAACGTCAGTAGCAATCTTCATTATCTTGGTAATCTTATTATCTTCATCAAAGATAGGATTATAAGTTGCTTGAAGATTGATAAGACTTCCATCTTTTCTTCTTCTTTCGAACTCACCAGCATAGTATTTACCGCTCCTTAAGATGTCCCAAAACTTTTCGTATTCGAGTGACCTTGCATAATCTTCACATACAAAAATGCTATGCTTTTTACCAATTATATCGTTATGGTTACCTTTACCATAGCCCATTGCTTCCAAGAAGATGTCATTAACTCCTAATATAACTCCACTAAGATCAAAGTAAATAATAGCATTACTTCTATTAATTGCCTCTAATCTACTAAGTAATTCTTCTTTTGATAGATTTTTCATTATTTTACATAATTATAGTATTTAGATGTTAATGCTATTCTATGATCCAATCCATTTGTCCCGCCGTTGATTCTTTTAGTCAATGCTGTGATTGTAGCTGCATCAACTCCTTTATCGCAAATAGCCCAAAGCTTATTCTTTTCAAAGAAGTACATTGCAGATTCAAATGCATAAGTAGTTGCAACTAAATCCGGATTAGTCATTACTTCTGGTTTACCTAAATATTTAGCAAATGCTTCGTAATTAGCTTTACCAGTCAACTGAAGAGCGCCTCTTCCACGATACTTCCATCCATCTCCTGAAGCTTCATTACCATTGCCCATTCGATCAGCATATACTCGATTAGCAATCTTTTCTGGATTACGAGCATAAGATTCTTCTAACGTACCTGGAAAATACTTACCAAATGTACCTTGCAAACCTTTTGCAGAGTAATTTAGATTCTCACTAAATAATTTGTATTCTCCCGTTTCATGAGCTGTTTGTGCAAAGAAATGTGTAGCACGAACTGGAGTTAGTTTATAGAAAGCCATGGCTGCTTTTATTGTTCCTGGACCAAAAGCACCATCTGCAGTTACTCCGATCTTTTCTTGTAAACTCTTTAAACTCATTTTACAAGTTTTCTGTTTTATCGTTATTTGATTTTTTACCAAAAATTTTGTCAACGGAAGCTAATCCTAAACATCCAAATGATAACATTGAAACTGCGTTAACTAACGTATCAGATGGTTTAATATCTCCATGTGAATAACTATTAACATACATTGTTATACATAAAGATAATCCAGCTACTATTCCTATGAATCTCTTTGATGAAACATTACCTGATTCGTCAGATAACATACTTTTAATAAAGTTTTTTTTGTTTGTCATTTTTTCTCCTTATAAATGACATAACTAGTTGAACTTAATAACTATTTAATTTTAGTATAAATATGTTGTTAGTTTAGTTTAATAAAATTTTTAAACTATAAACTTACAATTCGTCTCAGGATGTGAATAAATATAACTATTCCATTTATATCGGGCATATTCATGTCCATTTTGTTCTGCTTGTTGTCGACGTTCGCCATTTGTCGAAACGGATGCAAAATGATAAAAATGGCAATTCCATGTCCTAATCATTTTTAAACCCGAAATAGAACATTTTAAAAAGAAATCCCAATCTGCTACCATACCCATTTCATAATTTTCATCCCAACCACCTATTCGTAAATAATCATACTTATTCATGAATATAGGTAGTGTCGAACCAGATTCGTCTTTTTTATCGCCAGATGCATAATGATAATCAAACAACCAAAATTTTTCTAAATCAAATGTTTCTGGTGTTGTTCCTAAATCTTCTATAATGAATTGTTTGAATATCGAAGGATGTGGTTCAACTTGATTAGGTGTTATAACAGCACCATCTTCCCAATCATCTTCCAACGTTGTATCCCAGAATCTAGGAAATACATTATCATCATTGACTATTAGTATCTTATCATGTTTAGCATTGTATACTCCTAAATTCGTGGCGCGGGAAAGACCTAAATTAGATTCTAAGTTCAAGATATCAATTGAATCTTTCCATGTTTCTAAGACATCTTTATTCAAGTCATAGAAGCCATCGACAACAACTATTATTTGATTTTTATTTTGTTGTCCTGTAATTGCAGAACGTAAACATAAATCTAACGTTGCGGGACTTTTATAAGTTGGTATTATTACTGATATCATATTTTACTCCAATCTGTTAATGGCGCTAACCAAGCTGTTTCTCCATGGGTTGAATATCCAGGAATAGATGTTATTAACAATTCATTTTGTTCTCGAAGTTCTAAAAACATAGGAAAATCATTAGGATGTGTTCCTACGGTATGTTTTCGTAACGTTGATTCAACTCGTTTAAGTGTTGATACTTTGCTAGCAAATGTCATGGTAGTTGAATTGGTAATTTTCCAATGAGATGATTTAGATAGATAGACTCTTGTATCTTCAGCACCGCCTTCGCAATATGGATTTCCGCCTAGACTAGGATCTAAATATTTGTCTGGATGATCATATAACGATACAAATGATGCACCTAAATCAAATCCTTCTTGTATAATTCTATCAGCATATGGTTTATGTAAATAATCATTTTCTACAAAATAAACAATTTCATCATCATCATATGTTAATGCATTATCTAATGCTAAATTAAATGTTCCGGCGCCATGGCCAACTGATACTTTAATGATATTAATCGGATCGATGTATTTATTAATCATATCAATCGTAGAAACACTGCAATTATCTGCAATGATTAGTATATCATGTATATAGTCAAAAAATACATTGCAAAAGTTTTTAAGACAAGTTTCGTTGTTAATGTAATCTGGTTTAACTTTATTATAACCAGCATCTGATATTCTATAGATTATTTTCATAATATTGTTTTTATATAGTTAACATAATTTTGAGATGACTGAAATACATCACCTCCGGATATCGTTGTTTGTATGTATTCATTAAATTTACCATGATCGATTTGATATTGAATAGAATCAAATATTTGTTGTTTGTTTAAATCAACAAGACCTGGGTAATACTCGAATTTACCGATTTGACCACAACCTTTAATTAATACCGTAGGAATTCCTAGTTGAATTGATTTAAATGATAATGTAGACGGAGCTGATATAACTACTGCAGAATTTGCTATTAATTCATCGATATTTTCTGAATTAGTTATAACTTCACATTCTAATAAACTATTTACATATGAAATATCATTAAGATAATCTGGTTTATCTAGTCTTGTTTTTATTTTTATTTTTATCGGTAAGTTAAATTGTTTAGATAATTCTAATATTCCGGATTCGTGTACAAATCGTTGATCAAAATTAATAGGAAATATAGATCCGCGGTTACCTAGGAAATTAGTTATAACTAATATATGTTGGGGTTGAACTACTACATTAGCTAATGTATCATTTGCAGGAATGCCGCCATTATGAAATTCCATTTTAAAATCATAACTAATGCCTGATGCATCTTTTGTGATATCTTCATTTCCGTGGACATTGCCAATTACTTTGATATTTCTATACTTACATTCATTATAAAAATGCGGAATATTAAATTCTTGCATTTCTCGGTTATCATCATAAATTACAAATTTATATGAATTTATGTCAATAAAATTTAACAATGATTCGTGAATACTATCTCCATGGAATTTAATTCCAGGCCCTTGTATTACATTATTAAGATATTGATTGTATTTATTAATTGCAACGAGACGCTCATCAATATCACCAACCCATGGTGTATTTAAACTAAATAACCCAACGCAAAATAAATCAATTTCATATTCAATTGATAATAATGGTATTATAGGCCATAGCTTTTCAGCAACTCTATGATTTGTAAATAATAATAATATTTTACTTTTTGACATATCGATTGGATCTAGGTAAACATTTAAATTGATCTGTTAATGGCAAATATGTATTTCTATAATTGTGTGAAACAAATGTTTGTTTTAATCCATTAACTTTAACGTCTGGATGTTTCCATAATGAATACATCATTGAAATTTGATCTTCCGTATTCCATTTTGACGTCTCATCAAACCATGTTTTATTAAAATTTCGAATTAATTCGTTATTTCTTCGATACAATATACCATTTTCATATAAACCATTATTTTCCGGATATCCTCGTTGTTGATAATCTAAACCTTGATTAATAATCATCTCCTTAGGATCGCGCAATGGGTTTCTATTGATAGTTTCATTTACTTCTTGATATAAGCACGTTCGATCACAATGAAGATGAACTGCTAAATCAAAATCAGTTAAATGTAATGAAAATAAATCATGCGGGTCATATGTAAAATAAATTTCGTTATCCATCCATAACCATGCATCATATTCAGGTAATAATTCTTCTGGAGATGTTTTACATTTTCTAGCAGTCCACCGCCCAGATCTCCATATATTCATTTTACGTACATCCCAAAAATCAGATTCTAAATAATCACTATTAGTAAACGCAATATAATCTATTCCATCTTTGTCGTGTACATATGGTATAAGATCTCCATATAAATAATCTGGATAATCTGTAAATAATGCTGTATAAACTGCTAATTTCATGCTAAGCCTTTCCAAGTTGCACCATTACTAGTCCAATAATGATTAATTTCTATTTTCGGTGTATAAAAAAATGAATATCCAAGTTCAACTTGATCAATAGCCCAATATCTATCTTCTTTACCTATTAGTTTTTCATCAAATGGATACTTTAATAAATGTTCTTTAGTATAAAAACAAAATGCATTGTGTAAAAAGTATCTATCTTCAATAGTTGAAAATAAATTAGTAACTTCATTAGCTCCAAAATGACTCCAGATATATCTAGGTGTTATTTTTTTACCTCTATATATAGGAGTTTGTTTTCCAAATACTGCTATATGATTTTTTAAACAAGACTGAACATATTCATAATCCATTTTATGAATCTGAGAATGTGCAGATAAAATTAAAATAATATCATTACTACATCGTTTTACTGCTTCATTAATAGATCTGCCGGGACTATAATTATCAATATTGAATATTTGTATATTCGTTTTAAGCAAAAATAAATTTACAATTTCTATAGAATCATCATTAGAATTATTATCCATAATAATAATTTCTGGATCTTTAAAATGATCAATAACTGATTGAATTGCAAAACCTATATATTCAGATTCATTGCGATTTCTAATTATAACTGAAATTTTATCCATTAAATCTACCTGCATAATTTGTTCTAGAATCAAATTCTAATTCATTGTAACCAGTTCCATGATCTATCATCATATCATGAATATAATTAATATATTTACGTAATCCAAGTAATTCATTTGGAAGTATTGCAAACTTATTATCTCTGCCTGGCAGATTATTATCGATTGTAAAATGTTTTTCAATAACAACTGCACCTAATCCTAATGCAATTTTAGCAGATTCAATTCCTTCAATATGATCACTATATCCAACTAAATCATGTACTTGCTTTAACGCAATCATTTTTGGAAGATTTGCAATTTCATATTTTCCTGGATATACTGAAACGCAATGCATTAAATACAATGTTGCTTTATTAAAAAAACTTATACTGTATTTAATTTCTTCTAATGTCGACGTACCTGTTGACATAAATACTGTTTCAAAATGATTATTGCAATATTTAATTAATTCAATATTTCTAGATTCAAAACTAGGTATTTTAACTGAATTACATTTTAGTTCTACTAATAGTTTGGCATCTTCGATACTAAAAACTGATGATAAAAAAGAAATATTCATTTCTTTACAATATGAAATTAATTCTTCATGACGTTCTTTTGTTAATTCAGCTTGCTCATAAATCTCCCTGCGGCCGTCGACGTCCCAATCGCCTGTTTTTAATCTAGAAACAGACCAAGTTTGAAATTTAGCATAATCAGCTCCGCTATCTGCAGCTGCTTTAATCATTTCTTTTGCTAGATTCATATCACCGCAATGATTCCAACCAATTTCTGCTATTATTCTCATATTATTTTCTTTTTAATAACCAAATAAAATAAGCATCAGTTTGTTTACTAGTTGTTTCTAAAATTAAATCATATTTTTGTAAAAACTGATCATAATTATGAAATAATCTAGGGTGTTCTGGTGTTTCAAATTCTTTTTTTAGTTCACGTAACATTATATATTTAGGATTCCAATTTTTTAAAATCATTTTAATAACATAATCAGCTTTTTCATATTGTAAATGCATAAAATGATCTGAAACTAAAAACAAATCTAAATCTTTAATAATATTATTATCAATGATATCTTGTGAGTCTCCTTCATAGAATGTAATTATATTCCTTATTGACTCAGACATATTATTCTTCGAAGCTTCTGCAAACAGATCGCTACAATAAATGTTATTGGTTTTAAATTCTTCATTGATATAATACAAATTTCTAGCGGGACCAGCTCCTAACTCAAAGATTTTTGAATCAGAATTTAAAATATTATATCGTTTAAGAAGTTTAACTAATTCTTTCGAATTTTCATGTAATGTCGAACTTGCGTTCATTCCTACTGCATTTTGATAATCAGACGGAAATCGTTCTTTTCCAAATTTTGCCATATTAACCTATTTTTTGTTCTACTTGTTTTAAATCATTTAAATAATGAATATCAATTGCAGCATCGCGTATACAACCAATTCTTTTACTAACCATCGAATTTTTCAAATATTCAAATTTAAAAACTCTAACTGATCCGCTTCTTTTATATGAAGGATTAACAGTAATTAAATCATCATAATTATTTGAAATCATATAATCAATACATTCGTCTAGTGTATGTGAACGATTTGGATTATCTGGCTGTAATGCTACAACTAAATCATACTTTCCATCTTCAATTTTACTGCAAAAATCAATGTATACATCGGTAACTTCAGCATCCTTTAAAAGGTGATCTGGACGAGCTGTCCATGATACATTATTTTTTAACGCAATATCCCATACATCTGGACTTTCTGACGAAACTACAATTGTAGGATTATACTTACTTATTTTTGCATATTCAATTGAATATTCAATCATCGGTCTTCCATTAATTTGTTGAATATTTTTGTTTTGAAGTCTTGTCGAATCCAATTTTGCCGGTATTATTACTAATACCTTTAAAGTTTGTTTACTGCCCATATATATGCCTTTTTTTGTCCCTCTAACGTCATTCCTCCGATATGTGGAGTAACTATTATATTTTTTTTATCATTCATTGCATTAATTATTGGTGACATAGTTAAATCATCAAATTCATTTTCTATGACATCAGTTCCATAACCGGCGATTAAATTTTTATCTAACGCTTCAACAATATCGTGTTCTCGTACAATTTCACCTCTTGATGTATTTATAATATAAGGAGTATTTTTGCATAATCCAAGAAGATTATGATCAACTAAATATTTAGTTTCATTAGTAACATGTACATGTAGCGAAATTACATCAGATGTTTCAAATAACTGTTCTAATGTTGTATAATGATTTAATAAAAATGAATCTGAAAAATTTTGTTTTTTATATGGATCGTAAACTTTTACATTAGCTCCGAATGCTGAACAATAATCGAACATCATTTTTCCTAAACGACCATATCCGATAATTCCAATATTTAGTCCTTTAACTTGTCTGCCTACAAAATTTGTATAATCCCATTTATATTCAGAAACATGTTGTTTAGATTCTGGAATTTTTCTTAATAATGATAACATCAATCCAAATGCTAATTCCGATGTAGATGGCAAATGATTTATTAATTCATAATCTTTAGTTAAAGAATATATTTTAATATCATTATCAATACAATATTCATAATCAATATGATTTATGCCCGTTGAGCATGTATTAATTAATGTTACATTAGTACCATCTAATAATTCACGATCAATTTTATATGTCTGTTGATTTGGATTACAAATTATAGTATCAATTTTTTCTTTTAATAAAAGTTTTCTAACTTCTAATTTAGATGCAGTTTCATTTAAAAATACATCTCCTTTTGTATGTAATATATCTAATACACCATCAATATGTTGAATTGGTGTAATAACCGCTATTTTCATCACTATATACCTTGATTATTTCATCTATAACTTGATAAGTTAAATAATTTATTTTGAAATCAATTAATTCTTTTGCTTTAGTCGTATTTGCAAATCTTTTCATAATTTCTTTATAATTTCCAAATATTTGTTCTCGATCATCAAAAATTAATTCAGATTTTGAATTAGTTTTAGATATGATATATTCAGCAACTTCTCGTACCGTAGTTTGCTCATCAGTACCTAAATTAATAATATGTCCAGTAACTATATCCTTATGTTGTATTAATTTACTTAATCCATGAGCGATATCTAATGCATGACTAATTGATCTAGTTTGCATCCCATCCCCATGAATGTGTATAGATTCACCTTTTAAAGCTTTGTCTACAAATAATGGAATATGACCACCAGACCAACTTTTATTAGATCTCCAAGATGCGCATCCAAATACTCTAACTACGCATCCTTTTAAATTCGATTGTTGAATTTCATTGAAAATAAATTGTTCGCCATATAATTTAGATAATGCATATGAATATCGTTCATTAGTAGGAGGTCCAATAGTAATTGCTTCAGATTCTAAAAATGTTGTAGAATTCCCATATACATCAGAAGTTGATGTAAATATTAAAAATGAACCATTTTTTACTGCTTCCGATACAACCATTTCAATCATTTGATAATTTTCTTTTAGAACATCGGCTGATTTTATAATACCGTTTGCTGGTTTTTTCATCGAAGCTAAATGATAAATAACATCAAAATGTTCTTTCCAAAGATTTAAAAATTGTACTTTTGTTTTTTTAAATTGAAAATTTTTATTTCGATGAGCATTTTTTAAATTTTCAATGTTTCCATATGACATATCATCTACGCCTACTACACTATGTCCTTGCTCTAATAAAAAATCTACTAAATGACTTGCAATTAAGCCAGCTGCACCTGTTACTAATATTTTCATAATTTATACTTTCTTAATGGGCCCATCTGTATATCGTGTTTGTAATATTTTCCGATTAATGTATTATCGTAATTTTGTTTGATTGATTCAAAAGTATTTGTATTTTCATAGTCCCATCCCCATCTAGAACGCCAAGCATCGAAATTTGAATATTTACCAAAATGATACTCATTTCCAGATTTAGCACCTGTTGCGGAATTAACATTAATATTATATTTTTCTTTTAAAAATTGATTATTTAAACAATATAAATTTGTCAATGTTAAACATGGAAAGTTTAGATAATTAAACTGCATTGCAATATCTGGTAACCATAAATGAAAATGATATTCATTTGTAGGTTTAATATACATATTCCATAATGATACATTAATACCAACTGCTGCCCACATTGGAAATTCTGAAATAAATGGCTGATTCCAATTGCCTGAATTAATTAATGCATCTTGTTGATTAGGACATAACCATCTCCCAGAATTTGATCGAATTGATAAATGTGCCATACCAATCATCCCTAATGGCATTTCGCCATTATTAAATCTATCTAAAGAATCATTAGTATAATCGCCATTATCTAAAACATTAAATCCAACAATACCAAATTCATTTAATTTTTGTTCTAAAATATATCTAGATAATGTTTTAAAGAAATTTTTAGATATCGGGTATATATCATGTTGAAAACAAATTATCCATTTACAATTTGGTCGATTTTCTTTAATAAAATCAATCAATGTTTGCGTTGCCATTTGTACCCCGCGATCTTTATTCTCTAAAAAAACTATGTTATTCTCAGAACAATATTGTTTTCCTTTTTCGACTTCTTCTAATGAAGAATTGTCATCTACATTAATTAATTCAAATCCTTCAGTGTCGATATTTTTAAATACTTCGCCTTTAAGCATATCATAATTATTTCGCGAAGATATGTATATAATTAAATTATCATTCATATAGATCCTATATAGTTTAAAATATAATCTTTAATATTAAATTTACATTCCCAATTCAATACATTTTTAGCTAAACTAGAATCACAAAGTGTATCAATTGCTTCACCAGGTTTATCATCTTCATATACAATTGAATCATATTCAAACATATTTGCAATCTCTTGTATAGAATAATTTTTACCGGTACCTAGTTCAAAAATATGCCCCCATGCATTTTTTTCAAAAATTAATAGTAATGCAGAAACAATATCATTAACGTGCGTAAAATCTCTACGTTTAGTTCCAGAGCCATATATTACTATAGGATGTTTAGTTTCTATAGCACGTTCCCATTTTCCAATAACGGTACAGTATCCACCTTCTTTAAGATGATGTGGCCCATATACATTATAAAATCTAGATATAGATGCATTTAAATTATAATGTTGTTGAAATAAATTGATTATTTCTTCACCTATATCTTTGCTAAATGTATATGGATTCTTAAATTTTCCGGAATGGTGTGAACTAGAACCAGCATAAATTAATGGAGTATTAGTATCTACACAAAATTTTGCAATTTTCATAGTAGCTACTGCATTATTTTCAAAATATTCTACTGGTAAACTAAATGATGGTTGAATTCTAGCAATTGCAGCTAAATGAAATATTACATCAAAAGATCCATATTCGTGAAAATCAGATATGTTTAATAAGTCTCGTTTAATATAAATAGCTCCATCGATGTGATTACTTTCAAATCCCGTAAAATAATTATCAATTGATATAACATCGAAGTTATTTTGAAGTAATAATTTAATTAAATTAGTTCCAATGAATCCAGCACCACCGGTAACTAAAGCTCGTTTTCTCATAATGTCTCGTAATATGTATTTTGTTTTTCTTGACGTTTAATTGTTTTTGCATGATATAATGCAAACTCTTCAATTGTTGGTAAATGAGTCCAAACTTTATAGCCTTCTAGTCGCTCATGAACTTTGTTTATCCATTTAATTTCTGAATTGTTTTTGTATATTCTCCATTGCTCATCGGGCCAATTAACCCAACCTTTTTCATCTACACGCCATCCCCATTTTTGAATATGTTCTTGAGTTAAACCATCTACCGTATTAACTCGCGGTACCATAATTACATCACATTCAATATTTTCTTGTAAAATTTCCGGGAGAAGTTCTATTAATTTTTCATGTGGTATTTCATCTGCATCAATTTGAAAAATATAATCTCCTGTACATAATTTTGTTAAATGATTTTTCCAATCTGCAAAATGTCCTTTAAATTTTTCTTTATGCCATGAAAATCCTACTTTTGCAGAATATGATCGTAAAAAATTTTCTACTTCTAGATCTCCATTAGTTTCATCAAATAAAACTACAATTTCATCTTCGACACGTTTATTTTTTAATAAAAATCCGAGTAGTTTTTGTATTTCAATAAATTCATTACAAACTGTAATTGCGTAACTTAGTTTCATATCTTTTGCAGTTTAGGTAATTCTACTTTTTTTAATTGTGGCAATTTTAATTCAACTGCTTTTGGAATTTTATTAACTCCATCATCAATAATTTGTAATACTTCATCATACCGTTTAGAAACTGCAGTTTCTGTAAAATTAGTATTTACAAAGTATCTTTGACGCGTTGCTAAATCTTTCCAAGTTTTATAATTCTTTAAAACTTCTTGCATCATTTTGCTAGCATATCCGTAGTCTACAGTAAACCATTTTGCTTCAGCAATTAAAAATTCGTTTTGTGCTGTTTGATGAATCGGAGTTAATCCTCCTGGCAACGCACACATAAAATCTTTCTTTAAGAAGTCTACAGGTCCGGAGTAATGCGGAGCAATGATTGGTTTACCCGTTGTTGCAAATTCAAGTAATGGCCGGCCAAATCCTTCTGCTTTTGTAAAAGATATCATTGCTTTTACTTTAGGGTGATTGTATAATGCATTCATTTCTGCATTTGTTAAATCTCCATGTAACAAATATATGCTAGGAAGTTTTGCATTCGGAAACAAATCTCGAACTTGATTAATACGACCTTCTATTTCTATTCGATCTGTTACTGAATATGTTGCACCGCTAGTTTTTAGTATCAATGCCGGAGCGTCCTTCTTGTTTTTATATGTATTGAAGAAACAATGTACTAGTCCTCCAATGTTTTTACGATCTTCCCCCAATTGGCCTTGCAACCAATGTCCGACACTTAAAAATGCTGCAGATTCTTTAATATCATCTAATCCGGCTACTTTAACGGTTACATTTTTATTGTCATAAACTTTATCATCGAAATATTCTGGAATCACTTGTAAACGAGTTGTAATTATTTTACCCGTATTCTTGGCTGTTGTTTCAAATACTGATTTAGTAAATTCACTAGGAACAATTGTTACGTGCATTTGATTAATCTTATCAATCCATTCTAATGGACAAACATCGCCTTCGGTTCCAGCTGTTACGCCAATATTGTATTTACCTATAGGTTGAAATTCATTTGGCACTGTAATTTGAACCCAGATGTCTGGCTGTGCCGTTAATGGTAGCGGAACAAATCTGCTTTGCCAATCAAACGGAATAGGATATGTAAATGGAGTATGTCCCCATGGCATTGAAAGTAATTTAATGTCCCACTCTTCGCCTCGTTTATCTATAAATTGTTTAATTACTTCTCGTGCGTGGTGTCCGTAACCAGATTGTGTTGCTACTGGTGATGATATAACCGCTGTTCTCATACTATTCCTATTTTTTCGTATTTTGTTTCTATAACTGGTGTTAATGTGTATCGCTTTCTAATTACTTGTTTTGATTCAAATAAATAATCAATCATCCAAATCATTTTCTGACCCATTTGCTGTGCAGTTAATCCATTTTTTAACGCCCATTCTCTTCCTGATTGTCCCATTTGAATTCGAAGAGTTTCTGGAGTGTCATACCAATATGCAATTGCATCAGCTACATCTTCAAATCGAACACGATCATCAAAGATATAAGGGGTTTGTGGAGATCCTTGTAGGCTTCTATTACTTGGAAATACCGGTTTAGCCCATATGCCATGTAATTTATATCTACCATCATGATTTGTTGCAAATTCTCTATCAAATCGAATCCATTCGTCATTTTCATCTACAAAACCACATTGATCTTGTAACCCCCCGGTAACATTATTAATAATCGGTGTTCCTGATAAGATTGCTTCCGTTGAACTAAGTCCCCATCCTTCATTTGAACCAATATTAACTACAACATCTGCTACGTTATACATTGCATTCAATTCCGGCGTATTTAATTTTGCTTCCGAAAATAATACTTTGTAATCAGGACATATTGCTTTCCATACTGCACGTAAATCTGTTCCATTGCCATCAACTACTTGTGTGTGCATTAATAATGCAACTGTTTGACGTTTAGCTTCCGGTAATCCATCTACAAAATGTTTAAATGCTAAAATTACATCTCCTGGTTGTTTTCTTCTAATATTTCGGTTATTCCAAAATACTACAAAATCAACCCCATTATCCGTTTTGATTTTTCTGTGCATATCAACCAACACCGGATCTTTAGCGTCTAAAGGTTTAAACGTATTATGATTCAATCCGTGAGGAACAAACCCGGTAATGATTTCATCTGAATTGACAGTTATCGGTTGTTCAGCATCATCATAATCTACAACCTTAAATCCGTTCTGTTTAAGCACTTCTCTATGAATATTATCAGATTGCTTACTAATGCCCATAATTAAATCGCAACTAGCATAAAAAGGTGCATTCCACATTGGATATGGTAAATCATCCCAAATTGAATAATAGATAATTGGCGTTGCATATGTAGTTTTAATTTCATGTTCTAATGCATACAACCATGTCCAATATCTAGGATCTGTAAAGTGAAAGATTGCATCTGGTTTTTCTTGATTTAACAATGCAAACAAAATGTTTCTATCGCCATAACCATTATATGGAATTAATTTAACTGAAGCATCTTCAACTCCTGTTTCTCTGCGAACATCTTCGGACAAATCATATGCTTTGCCAGCATCAGGATGATTTAGTGCAGCACCTAATTGAACCCAATCATAGTGATGAATTGTATTAAAAATAATTTCTTTACTGATTGTTCCGATACCCGATGGTAAGCGGAAATCATCTGCTAACAATAAGATTTTCTTTTTCTTAGGTTTGTTAGGATCAATCTTTTGTAACTTTGGTAATTCCATTCTTTTCCTTTATAACTTTAATATAAATATATTAGCCCAATATAACAACCGGTTTATTAAGTTTTTTTGTCTTTGACCAAGCAGTTTGAAGTACTGGATCTAATTGCATTTCATTTGTTAGTATCATCATGTAATCGCAACGTTCGGCAATCAATTTCATGCGATGATGAAGTTGACTAAAATGATAAGGTTTTCCATAATAAGATTCTGGCATAGCGGAGTACATGTTGTATCCGGAAAAACTAGGATTGTATTCTTCATAACGTATTGAAAATTCTAATGTATATTTTCTAACCATACTATTAGCACCTTCAGTTCCGCCGGCGCCTACTACTGTTAATTCTTCTCCAAACTTACGTTTAAGCATTTGAAGTGTATCTTGTACTTTGCGTTTATTTTGCCAATTTGTATTGCCTACTACTGCAACTCGGGTCATACTCGTTCCTTTATGAATTTAACACCTTTTGGATAATATCCATATACTAGTCTAAGCATAGATTCTAATAGCTTTTTATTTTCTTTGTGGTTTGGATCATCAATGTTAGTGCATAGAGCATATTCCATTGTAGTCCAACGCTTACCACCCCATGTTGGGTGATTTTCAATATCGAATTGATAAACATAAACATGTTCATGCAAATACTTTATTCTTTTATTCTGTTCGCTTTCGGACATCGTTCGTAATCAGTTTTAAATGGACAATACTTGCAATTTGCAGAACCTTTGCTGGCTACTGCTAAATATGTTTTATCTGCTAGTTTATTACCTTCTGCATCAAAGCAATGTTCAATAAACAAATCAATGCTACGTTGAACACGCTTTTGTGTTACACTACCTGCGGCAGGTTTGATGTTTTGTATGCGTTTCTGAGGAAACATTGACTCTTCCATTATTTTGCGTTTAACCACAAAGAATTCAACTTCAATGTTTTCTTTAGGAATACCATATTGTTTTGCAAAATAATTTTTATATGTAATAAGCTGAGCTAATTTAAGTGAATCTGATTTTGCATTTTGATTCCAACCATTACGACTTGTTTTAATGTCATATATGTATATTTTACCGCTAGGAACATGTCGCATAACAACATCCATAAATCCATACCAATATACTGAAGGATTTTCGTCTGAAGCTTGTACACACAATTCCATTTCGATGCCTGCCAATTCCCAATTCTTAGATGAAAAGTATTGTGAGCGTCGTTTCATAAACCAATTCAATATTGCAACGCCATCTTCAAGGTATTCTGCTAATTGTAATGGATTTGAAAAATGTTCACCATTATTTTCAGCAACACATCGTGAATATTCTTCTTTGAGCTTTGCCGTTAATATGTCTCTAAAATTTATTGCTTCTGCTTTCTTAACTGATTCGGTATACATAACCGTTAAGAAATATTGAAATGTTTCGTGAAATGCTGTTCCGAAACATGTATCAATTGAAGATGTGAATGGAGCTAATCCATCAATGTAAGCTAATTTCCAAGAAAGTGGACAACGTTCATACATTGACCACTGCGA